TGGCTGCTTCCGCCGGTGAAGAAGAACGCGCTCAGCTCCTTGGCGCTTCGCGCGCCAACGTCGAGAAAACGATATCCGATATCGTCGGCTCGTCGTTTAAGACGGAGAATGGCGTCACGTTCATCCGCATCATCATGCCGGATGGTAGCTACGATTGGTTCCCCTACAACGAATGGCTTGCGGCTGATCCCGACAAGCGGCCTAAGGTGGACCCGCGTATCGAGTCGGTCGTCAACGCGCTTGGTAAGTCTACGATGGGTTCCAAGAAGACCGGCGCTGGCACGACTGGCGGCACTACGGGTGGCGCTGGCACGACTGGCGGCACTTCTCCGGCCAAGACCACGACCGAAACCAAGACGGCTGACGCCACGACCACGACGGCCCCGGCACCAGACCTCAATCAGCCCAAGGTGCGCCCGGCCATCCCCGGTACGGACGTTCCGCGCACGGAGGCCGGTACTCCGACCGTCGTGGCATTGTCCAAGAAGCAGGCTCAAGCAGCGGCTCAGGCAGCGTTCGAAATGGCCGGTTCTGACGCCGCTACCAAAAAGCGCGCGGAAGAAGTCGACTACTTTGACCCGCAACAGAAGATTGCCACCGGCGCTCGTTCTCAGCAGCAGGTCCTCGTACCTCTGGCGGGTTCGTTCGCGGCTCTCCCGGCGCAGGGCAGCATCTCGACCAGCGGTAAGGCTCAAGAGTACCTGCAGCCCTTCATGGCCTCCCTCAATAACCTTGCTGCCATCGCGGGCAAGCCTGACCTCGTGCAGGACCCCAAGATCCTGATGAACCAGAACGAAGTCAACAAGCTGGTCAATCAGCTGCAACAGGGTCGCCTTAACGACGCTCAGCTGCGCGCGGTGTCCGCATTTAGAGAACTGGCTGAGGGCATCCCCAGCCTCACCACGTCTCCGGGTGGTCAGTACGCTCTGATGGCCAAGCTCCTGTCGGCCAACATGCGCGAAATTGATAAGGACACGTTCTTCAATGATTGGCAGCAGGCCGGTCGTGGGAACCGTGGTCAGTACCGCGACTACGTTCGTCTGACAAGCCGCGAGGCCAATCGCACATTCGATAACGAGTACACCGACGCCTTCTACGCGGCGGAGCGCAAGTCCCTTGAAAGGATGTTCAAGGACAAGTCGCCCGACGCCAAGACGGGTAAAGAAATTCCGGTTATCGAGTGGCTGTCTAAGTACGGCAGCACGCTTGACGCAGAAGGCAAGAAGGCGATCAAAGATACGTACGGCCCCGGTATCTTGCGGTACTTTGGCATCCCGAACTAAGCGGTGAGATAAATGGCTAATGTCCCTTTCCAGATTATCCCCGCTGAAGAAGAAACAACGTCGCCCGACAAAAAGCCGGGCGAGTTCAGATTCACTATCGTCCCGGCGGAGGAGGAAAAGGCCGAACCTCCTCGTTCGTGGTCGGAGACTGCAGAAGGTCTTAAGAAGACCGCAATCGCCAAGGGTGCGCAGTCTGCGGCGGCACTTGCGACGGGTTCTCCTCTTGGCAGTATTGAAACCTTCGCTGCGAAGGACCTACCGACGTTTGCGCGCGGGGTTGGTACGGCCCTTGGTGAGAAATTCGACATCATCTCGCCCCAGCGCGCGCAAGAGATTAACCAAGAGCCCCTCCCGTGGCTGAAAGATCAGACTGAGTTCCAGCAAAAAGGCTACGCGTCTCCGATCACGCACATTCCGACATGGAAGGGCGCGACGGAGATGGCCAAGGAAATTGGCCGCAACCTTGGCGCTCCGGACGTCGGGTATGAGCCCAAGGGTGCGGGCGAAAAGATTCTTGGCGAGGCCATCACTGGTGCCGCGCAGGGCATACCGGGTGCGACCCGCACTATGGCCGGTCGCGTCATCACAGGCGCTGCCGCCGGTGCTGGCGCAGAGGCCGGTACACAGTACGCCGGTGAGGGAGAGCACAACGAAGGCATCGCCACTCTCGTCGGCGCGTTTGGCGGTGGTCTTCTTGGCCACAAGCTGGCAAACGGCCTCTTGCCCACGGTGACTGGTCGCGACCGTCTGGCGGAAGCTCTTGCGGAGGACATCCGTAAAGGCCAGACCCCGATGTCGGTGGACCAAGCCCGCAAGGCTATCGCAGAAGGCACCCCTCTTACCATCGTCGATATGGCGGGCCCCAAGACGCTCGCGATGCTTGGCAAATATGGTAATCTGTCGGAGGCCAACCAGAGCCGCGTCGGACAGTTTAACAAATACTTGGAAGGCCGCGCGGCTGAAGCAGGCGAGCGCGCCGGTGAACGCGTTCGTGAAGTAATGGGTGTTAAGGCCCTCGACGCCGACGCTATTCAACAGCTTAATGAGAAAGCTGGTGCTCTCGAACGCAATCGCATCTATGGGTACCTTAAGGGTCGCCCGGAGGCGGATGCCGTGCCGGTCACGGGGTTTAACCCCAAGCTGATCAACGACGAGAATTTCGCGCAAGCATACGATCGCGCCGCCAAGAACTCCGCACGCCTTCCGGAATCTTTCAACATTAAAATTCCGGAGATTATTCCGGGGTCGCCGGGTGTAGAGAGCACGATCAAGCAGACCGAACGTGGTCTTAAAGAAATGCCCGGCGTCCCGCCGGTGCCGACCAAAGAAGTGCCCGGTAATTTTGCGTTCTACCAGCAGGTCGACCAAGAGCTTAGCGATCTGATCAAGACTGCAGAACGTCAGGGTGACAAGGGCCTTGCCCGCGGTTATCAGGCCACGCAGAACAACCTGCGCGACGAGTTGGACAACATTTTCCTTAAGGCGGGGAGTAACCAGACGTATCGCGAAGCGCAGGGTGCTGCCCGCACAACGTTCGTTGGTCAGGAAGCGCCTGAGGCGGGTTACAATTTCGCCAAGTCACTGATTGGTAGTCAGAATAACCCATTCAAGCGTGGCGACGTTCGGCGCGAATTTAACGCTATGACTCCTGAGAACCAAGAGTTCGTCCGGCTGGGTGTGGCGGCGCGCATTCAAGACGAAGTAGAGGGTGGCCGCATCGGTAAGGTAGCCAACAAGTTCCTTAACGACGCGTCGTTTCGCAAGGACCTTAAGCACGTCCTTGGCGAGGAGAAGTATAACCACATCTACGGGTCGATTATTTCGGAGAACCTCACCCGCCAAGCCGACCAGCTGCGTTTCATCGCGAGCCGGGTCGGGCCACTTGAGGCGGGTGGTATGGGTGCTAGCATTGCAATCCCCGACATCCTTGCGGGCATCATGCAGGGGCAGGGTATGTCGCAGATCGCGCAGGGTGCCGCCCCCGGCAAGGCCATCCTTGGCTTCCTTGGGGCAATGGGTATTCAGCAGGGCTTTTCGGCTATGGAGCGCCGGGTCGCGGAGAAGATTCTCCCTATGGCCCTCTCCAAGGACCCGAAAGACTTCATGAAAATCGCGGAGATGGCCGACCAGTATCCGGCGGTTAACCAGATCTTCAACCGCTTTACGACGACCATGGCGTCTGCTCTGACCAATTTTGAACAAGCGCTTGAGCGCGCCGAACAGAAGAAAAACGCACCTAAGCCCGCTCAGGCCCACGGTGGTCGCATCGAACGTCGTGCCGGTGGGCGGGTCGCGTCTGCGGACGCCAAGGCCGACGCTCTTGTACGAGCAGCAGAGGTGGCCAAGAAGCAGATTAACAAGACTACGGAACCTCTGTTAAACTCCGACGATGACCACATCGCCAAGGCGCTCGAAGTCGCCAATCGCCACATTTAAGGAACACCCCCATGGCCACCACTACCAATAAGGGCATCGAGAAGCCTACGTACCAGCAGTACGCCCTTGATCCGACCGGGTGGACCAACCCCATTAACACGAATTGGGACATCATCGACAAGTCGTTTGGTGGTACTCATACCCCTGCGGCGTTTACTTCTACCAGCACGGACGTTACTCTTACCGCAGAACAATGCCAGAACGTTCGCATCCTGCTTACCGGTACAGCCACCACGCCAAAGACCATCAACATTTACTTTCCGTCCACCCTGTCCGGATTCTTTATCATCGACAATTCTACTTCTGGCCCGTTTACGTTTAACATCAAGGTGAACGGTGCGGGTCCGACGGCAGAGTTTATCGTGGCGGTACAGAATGCTAACACGCTCGTTTGGGTGGACGCTACCACGTCTGGCGTGTATCTAGCCGACAATTCGCCACTCACTGCGGGTGACGGGATCACAGTTTCGGGATCCACCGTGTCTTTGTCCACCCCCGTGTCGACGGCAAACGGTGGAACTGGTAAAACCAGCTATTCTAACGGTCAGTTGCTGATCGGTAACTCGTCAGGTGGCCTCACCGCAGCTACCCTCACTGCGGGTTCAAACATTACCATCACTAATGGTAACGGTGCCATTACGATCGGCGCGTCGGGGTCCGCCGGTGGCGTGACGACCTTCAGCGCTGGTACAACAGGCTTTAGTCCGTCCACGGCGTCTGCTGGTGCGGTGACGCTTTCGGGTACTCTTAACGTGGCTAATGGCGGTACTGGCGCGACGACTGCAGCTAACGCCCGCACGAACCTTGGCCTAGGCACGATGGCGACACAAGCAGCCAGTAACGTGTCGATTACTGGCGGTTCTATTTCCGGTGTTTCAAGCGTTAGTGCATCCGCTGGATCCAGCTCTAATGCTATTACGTCAAAGGTCGCCACTGACGCCAATTTCACATATATTGGTCAGAACAGTGGTAGCAGCAATACATTTACAGTGAATGGGTCTGGCGACGTTAAGAGCAACACTTTGTGGAGTGGCGACACCACAACAACGCCCATTACTAATGCGGTTAGTCGTTTCACCGCTACGGCATCGGGCACTGGTTTGTGGGCGATTGAAGCGTACACAGCAGCAACTCCGCTCATGTACATGAAGATGGGTACTGGTAATCTAAACTTCCTGCAAATGGAAAACAGTGCGGGGTCGGTCATTGGTACCATTTACAATAGTGGGGGTACCGGTGTTACTTTCAACACCGCCTCCGACTACCGCCTCAAAGAAAACGTTAAAGATTATTCGGGCGGTTTGTCAGACGTTCTTGCGCTTCGGCCAGTAACGTATAACTGGAAAACCGACTCCGCTAAGACGACCGTGCACGGGTTTATTGCTCACGAAGTGCAGCCAATTATTCCAGAAGCTGTGACCGGTCAAAAAGACGCCGTGGACAAAGACGGAAAGATGGTTGTCCAAGTTATCGACAAGTCAAACCTTATTCCAGCTTTGGTGTCTGCGGTGCAGGAACTGTCGGCAAAGGTCAACGCGCTGGAGGCGCGGATCGCAGTCTTAGAGGCCAAGCCTTAAACCGCCCGTCGTACACACGCGGAACCGGGGAGTCGGTGACATACATCTCCCCGGTTTCGTCGTCCTGCCATTGATCCATGTACATATAGTGACGATGGCGGGGCAGGGTGGACATGATAAGCTGCCCGCTTGGCCCCTCGTACGCGTACACCCCATCTTCGTCCTTCTCCCTCACGCGAAGATACCCAAATTGCCAGTGCCAGCCGGACTTGATGAGACGGTCTGTCATTTCGCCCTCGACACCAATCTGAATGGGGCCTTCTTGCTACGGTTGACCGGCACGTACACCAGCTTGTAGTGCTCCTCGCACCATGGTCTTAGCATTGACTTGCTGGGTGCACCACAGAAATACCCGTCTTTCACTGTCCACCGGCAGTCGTACGCGCCCAACTGCAACAACCTCTTGGGCATGGTCTTAACAACCACTTCCGGCGTTGGCGGCAGTTCCACCGGTGCGGGTCCGATCTTCTTTCCAAGCACGTCTTTTCTGACCACGACGCCCTTGTGCTTAGACACTTTCTTGTCCGGTAGTCTTACCACAGCCTTTGGTTTAGGTGGCGGTGGTTCGGAAGGTCCTTTTTTCACAGCTAGCCCCTGTTTCTGCGCGCGATATACAACGCCCATCACCACGTTGCGGGTGGTGTGCAACTCTCGCGCTATCTCCCCGGATACTTTGCCTTCATTCCACATGCGAATAATATCGTCTTTCACGTTTCACCTTTAGCTATTTGCGAATTCGATGCCACGTTTCGGCTATGATGGCTATCGCCTTTAAAACGATGGTGGTGGTCGCCATCACCATCATCACAGTAATGCACAACAGCAGCACTAGGCTGATGTATGTGAATGCGTCTGTCATGCTCGCTGCGTTGCCGCTCATTAAGCACCTCCGACGTTTGGGCGACCGGCATCACCGATCGCCCCGTTTGCTCACTTAGTTTCTTCAACAACCGGAGATCCAATCACCGGGCGACTCATGATTTCCTTCTCAAGCTGGTTCAAATTGACCGGCATGGCGGTTGCCATACGACCAGCTAACGACGAGTAACCCGCTTGGTCAATATAGTGGTCGGCGTGATTAGCGTTTCCTGTCTTTGCACGCGATATCTTGGCCAATACCTGCATCTGGCAAACGTCGGTGGGCGACACCGGAAAGCCAAGGTAAGCCGACCACATTTTGGCGGTGTGCGCGAAGTTCTCCTCCGCCTTGCCGTGTGTGTCGCCACGGTCGGCGGTGGCCTTAATCGCTGCGTTGAGAATATTATGGTTCATGCTGCTCATTTCTTCTTCGCCTTCTTCCTATAGATTAGGTTAGCTCTATCGGTGATATGCCCGCGCTCGCGCCGCCACCTTTCGGCGGTCTTGCGCAGGTACTCGATCTTGTCTTCCGGGATCCACACCGACACCAGCTTAAAGCCTCGCTCGTGCTGCTGCTCGATGTATCTCTTCATGCGTTCGTTCGTCATTTTTTCCTAATCTCCATCACGACATTTACGAGATCCTTCTTCTCTTGAAGGGCTTTAACGATCTTGGCCTCGATATCGCTACCCGCCATATCGTAGTAAGACACCTGATTGGCCTTCTGGCCGTGCCGGTGGTTGCGGTCCTCCGCCTGTGTACGATCGATGATGCTGTAGGTATTCTCAGCGAAGATCGTCGTCGAGCAGGGGTAGTTGGGTGTGCCAAGCAACGTCAGGCCCTCTTTGGCCGTCGTCGTTTGGGCGATGATGACCTTGTGGTCGTCGCTCTTGTTAAACAGACCAACAATGTCCGACACGTCATCTTTGTCCATCCCACCCCGGATTACGAGGGGGTCGTAGTCTAAGAGCGCGTTCTCTAGCGAGTTGATTGTCTCGCGGTAGTGACCGAAAATAATCGTCTTCCCGTACACGTCCTCCAGCACGTCCTTGATCGCTTCGATCTTGGGGTTTTTTCCGGTTGCACATAGGGGTATTACCTTCTGGCTGTCGTCGATAATGAAACCACTCGTGATCTGCTGCATCTTCATGAGCGCCGTTATGACCATCTGAGCGGTCACTTCGGCGTCATCCAACGCCAAGAACCGGTCCTTCACGATCTGCTTGTAGAACCGTTTCTGGTCGATGTTCATCTCGTAGCCCAGCGTGTAGTACGCCTTGGGTGGGAGGCTGGACATCCAGTCACGCTTCTTTGCGGTGAAGGAGCACTCAGTCAGCATCTCCTTAAGTTCAGATTCGCGTTGCATGCCAATAATCTGCTTGCCCATATACCCGCCCATCACGCCGTAGCGGTTGCGGAACGTGTACGGGCTGCGGTGCCCTCCGTGCTTGTTGATGGCCCGCAATTGTGCCCACAGGTCGACGACGTTATTCGCGACCGGCGTGCCGGTCATCACCCTTTTGATCTTGGCACGATCGAACAGGTAGATGACAGCCTTAGACACCTTGGCCTTGAAGTTCTTGATGCGATGGCTTTCATCGCAGACCGCGTAGCACTCGCGGTCCTTCACTTCAGCCAGTACCTCATTAAACGCCTTGCTGATCATCTTCTCGTAATTGATGATCCACATGCCGACCTTGGGTGCGGGGTCCGGGTAGATAGAGACTTCGAACTTGAAGCCCATCTTCTCCGCCTCTGATCGCCAGTTGGCCCGCAAGTTATTCGGGCAGACCACTAGCAGCAGATCGACCTCGCCCTTGGCCACCAAATCAGTGAATTCCGCCATGACCGTGCCGGTCTTGCCCATACCGGGCTCCATGAAGTACGCGAACCCGCGCATTTCCTGCGACCGTTTAAGAGCCTCCGCCTGCACCGGTAGGGGCGGCATATCGAAAGTCCAGTCGGTCATATCGTATCCTTCAGCAAAACGGCGGAGTTGTGCTGCTTGATCACCAGCATGTCCAAGTACTCGTCCCAAAGTTCAGTCAGAAGCTCTTCGCTAGCGGGCAGGGCCATCCAGCGTTTAAGCATGCGCTCCTTAGCCTCGATCACAACCGGATGAACCCACACATTGCCCAATAGCAGTTCTTCGGACAGGTAGCACAGCTCCTCGATAGAGTCGGCGGCGGACACTATGGCCCGCACCCCGTCCGTGGCCTCCCGACGGGCTCTGGACACGTCCAAGCCATACTTGTCGGTCAGCGTCTCAAAGATGCCCTCCTCGCCCTTCTCCTTTGACCACGCGAGCCTTTTCGCCGGGCCCGGTATGTCGCCGGTCACCGTCTCGTCGAGGTCGTGGTACAATGCGTACCTAAACAGGTCCTCGTAATTGCCCTCCCAGCCGATCAGCCGCGCGATCTGGTCGGCGTAAATAGCGGTGAAATAGGAGTGTTCGGCCAAGTACTGCTGGCGGATCCGCCGGGCAATCGCCCAACGAGGAACGTATGCCATGTCGCGCAGGTTATTGATAAAGGGCTTATTCGGTTTCGTGCGCATCTTGCTTGCTTCCTCGTGCGACCAGATTCTCTCTGGTATCTTTTCCTTTGGCCAAAATGTCCCAGATGAACATGCAGTAATTAGCCACATCGATGCATTCGTTCATCACTTCGTTGGCGGGTTCGTATCGCAGCGAGATTTCCAGCTCGCGCACCTCCGCTTGCAGCTTCTCGCGCAGGTACTCAAGGGGTAGGTGATCCCAACCACCATACCCGTCGCGTTTCTTGAGCTTCTGCTCCATGAAGTAGGCGAAGGAGACGATCTCGCGCCGCACTTGGTCGCTCATTTGGAGAGCCTTTCACGCGCTTCGTTGAGGGTCACGATGTCGGAGGTCGACGGGCCGAAAGAGCACAGGATCAGGGGTGCCTTCTTATAGTAGGAGTGGGCGACGATCATCTTGCTCACGATGTCTTCTAACTCGCGCGCGTTGCGCAGGTAGTCACAGAAGCCAAGGTGCACGATATCTGGGCGAAGCCTCGCGATCGAATCGCGGTACTGGCTCGACGAGAAGGTGAAGATGCGGCGGACTCGCTTGGTGACCGTGGTGCGCTCCGGCTCGATGTGCGGAAAATTATCCCAGCTCAGCTCTAGCTGGTCGGGGTAGACGTCGCCAGAATTGCCCGCAATCGTGCCGTCCTCGTTGACGATATGTCCCACGCGAATCGGGTAGGTGCGCGCCGTCATGAGCGTCTGGTAGAGGTAGGACGGGTGGATGCCAGCATCGGAGAGCGACTGCGAGACGGATACTTCGCGAGAGGTGCAGTGCGGGTGGAACCCATTATTGAGCGAGAGGCTCATGCCCTGCGGCGTCTCGATGGAGACGGCATAGCCTCGCTCCATCATGTTATTAAGATCGAGGCGGTTGACGGTCATGCCCATCGCCTCCAGATCCTTCGCGACATTCTTAGCGGTGACACCCTCGCGCATGATCTTGCGCGCCAGCGCCCTACCGACACCCTTTTGGGTCGATGCGATCTTGGTCGCCCCGGACGCTTTGTTCTGCTCGTAGTCTTTGTCTTCCTGCGTGATCACTGCGGCATTGGGATGAACGACGATCCGGCGCGGGTCGATCTTGAGGTCGAAGATCTCCTTCATCAGCATGTCGACGTCGATGATAGCACCGGCATTGAGGTAGATGATCGTTTGTGGCTTCAGCACGCCCATCGTCGGCATATGGAAAGTGACGAACTTGGTGCCGTCCGGTAGCACGGTCGTGTGGCCCGCATTAGGGGCGGCGTTCGTCGTGCACACCGTTGCCGACCAGTTGTGTTGCGGCGCGTGCTTGTCGATCTGCTCGACCTGATAGGCGGCGGCGAGGCCCTTGCCGGTACTGCCGAACTGGCCGTCGATCAAGACGCTGGCCTTGCCATGCATAAGGTAGTTGCTCATTTTGTTATTTCCTCACGGGGTTGTTAACGAATTGATCGACCGGCCACGGTTGGCCACGTTCTTTGCGGGTAAGAAATTCGAGCGTGCACTCGACCCTGGTGGCTTCGGGCGGGCAACGCAGCATGTAGGTACCGGACGGGTCGACCACCACGACCCACACCTCGCAGCGCAGACCGGCCTTTTCCATCGCGATCATGGTTTGGCGTTGCAGCAAAGTGGTTTCGATGGGAACGTACCCGGTCTTGCGATACTTGGCGACTTTCATCTCGACCACCATGACCTCGTGGCCGGGGGCCTTGAGCAGCAGGTCCGGGATGCCCGACATGAACCGGTGCGACATCTTAATCGCGAATGCACCCGGAAACACCTTCTTGAAATCGTTGATTATGATGCGCTGATGATTAAGTTCACTCATAGCATACCCTTATCGGCCATGATCTTATTCCACGTCTTCTCACCGTACGACGCCCATGCCCAATCGGGCCCGGAGTCTTCGTCGACTTCGATCGGCACGCGAATCTGCGGAAAGTCGCACATGATCTCCAGCGCCTGCCGGTAGACGTGCTCCTTGCCGGGCTCGTACTGAAAGTCGATCGAATCGTGCACGTTGTTTATCATGTCGATGCCACCTTCGGACCGACACAACTCGTCGATCCTGACCATCGACAGCTTGATCATGTCGGCATTCGAGCATTGCAGCAGTCGATTGACCGCCCGGTACGCGTACTTAGGTTCCTCTAAGCGCGACCTGCGGCCAAGAATGGAGTAAACATACCCGCGCCGCTTCATAATGGTCGACGCCTCGTATTGCAGCTTCTTGATCTCTGGCATCGATTTGAAATAGGCATCCACGATCTTAAGCGCCTCGTCCATCGGCAGACCTAGCATCATCGCGGCCTTGTTATTGCCCGCGCCGGTCAGGAGTGCTTGATTAAGGCGCTTGCCGGACTGCCGATCGATGTTGGCCGCTTGAGCAACGGCGGTGTGCGCGTCAATGGGCGGGTCCTGTGTGTAACCGGCCACCAGCACCTTGCACCCGGAGTAATGCGCCAGCAGGCGCGGCTCGCATTGGCTATAGTCGGCGGATCCCCACACCTTGCCGTCGTCCGGAAGAAAGATCGATCGGAAAGGCACACCGGCGTCTTCGTCGCGCTTGGGCACCGCCTGCATGTTGGGATTGGACGAGGACAACCTGCCGGTCACGGTGCCATGTGAGTCGCCGCGCAGCTGATTGAACGACGCATGGACACGGCCCCTGTACAGATGCCGGTCGATCATCGGGTCGATGAACGCCTCCAGCATGCGGGTCGATTTGCGCACGGCGATGATCTTGCGTCCCAAGTCCGTCGTCTTGAGATATTCTTCGGGGAAGGACGCGTTACCGGCTTCGGTGGTCGGCCACCCATCGGTCACGCCGTGTTTTTCGTGGAGCTTGCGCACCTGCACTGCGGAATTGATGTTGGTATCGTCACCTAACGCTTCGCGCGCTTTGTCGCGGGCTTGGGTCGTCACCTCTTTGAGGCGATACAACCGGTCGACGTCGATCTTAATTCCGCGCATAGTCATGCGGTTGAGCACCGGGATCAGGTCGCATTCGACCTTGTGGACCCGCCCCAAGTCCTGCTCCGCGATGGCCTTGCTTTGCTCTTCCCACAACTGCCAAGTGGTAACACCGTCGCCGGTCGCGTAATCGATCGCCACCTTGTCGTCGGCAGACAGCCTCCAGTATTGACCCATGTAGTTCCGACCAAAGTCCTTGTGAAAGACGGCCTCGATATGAGCCTTGATCTCCGTGGACTTCTTGGCCTCTACCCCGGCCTCTTCGGCGCAGTTCTCCAGCGAGAACGACCGGCGAAATTCGTCGAGCAGCGCCGCGTTGATCATGGTATCTTCGAAGGTACCGTTGAGCGTGATGCCCTCAGCAGTCAGGAAGCCCAGATCGAACGCGATATTATGGCCGATCCAGTGGCGCGGTCGGTCCTGATGGGACATTATCATCGCGCGCACCAGATTGGCGTCGTAATTCGGGCCCGTCTCGTGCCGGATCGGAATGTAGAACGAATCGTCCTGTCGGGGACCAAAGGAGAACACGTATCCGCATATCTGGTTAACCCGCCAGTCGAGGCCGGTAGTCTCGACGTCGATAACGACGTGTTGGGCTCGCGCGGTGCGGGCTGAAACGGTGTCTAGCAGTGACATTGGTACCCCTCTTATGAACGCCCCCGGCAGACACTACGCCGCCGGGGGCCAAGGGTCATGGACCCTTAAGTGCGCCCCTCACGCACTCCTTGCTCAGTAGTCGCCTTCTGTAACGGCGTTGTCTCCTTCGCCGTGGTCGACTTCTTCCGCAATACCATAGAGGCCGGATTTCGCCACCTGCGAGTGCATGGTCTTGCAGAAGCGATAGGCCGTCTCATCGGAGTTGATGCCCACAAACGAGAAGTCCGGGGCAAGATGCTTTTTGCCATTGCTGGCCGTCACCGTCGTGGACTTGATCTTGTACCGCAACGCGAACGAGGGGCCACCCTGCGCGCGCATGCGGATGTTGTCCATGAACTTCTTGCCGATCGAGAACGCGGACTTCTGGAACGTCATGACGCCAAAAGTGCCGGTGCCCACTTCGGGAAGAGCGAAGAGGAAGTTGAGCGACTCTTTGCCGGGAGGCGGCGGGTTGCCCTTGGGCCAATGCGTCAACCGCGACTCCGCGATCGAGTTCTTGGTGTCCCAGATTTCCTTCTTACCGTTGACCATTACTTCGAACTGAGTGTTGGACGGGTCCCAAACCCAGATGCCCTTTTCGTTACGGCGACCACGGGCGAGCGGAGCGTTAGCCTCGCCCGACGGGTCCCAGAGGGCGTAACCAGTCTCCGTATAGACCGGCACGACGATGATCTCGTCGCCCAGATCCTCGCGCAGACTGGTGTGGTAGAAATTGCCAGCTTTGGCTTCGCCATTGCCGACCGGCACGCTCGTCGGGTGCATGAGCGAGATGCGCGGGATCGCCATTGACGTACGATCCACGCCCTCCATGCCCAGACCGGCATCTTCCCGCATAAAATCGGGGAGGACCAGCGCGCCGTTTT